AAACTACAATAATTATATATATATTATTATATTATATTATATATTATTAATATAAATACGGCAGTTATAAAACAAAGTAAAAATTTATGAGATATAAACAACAAACACAAACAAAACTGGACGCAATAAATATCCAGTTATTAACTATCGTAAAAGGGTTAGATACTCGTACGTTAACTGCTGAGGGAGTAGTAGAAATTATTCAACAGGTAAGAGCTAAAGTAGAAGGAGTTATTTCTATGATAGAGTTAGAGCCTAATGATTATCAGTAAATACATTCTAACGAACGTAATGAGCCTTTTATTTAAAAGTAATATAAAGGTATAGAATATTATTTAGAGATTATTAAAATTAATCTAAACCATAAAATCTTCATTGTTAATTCAGTGAAGATTTTTTTTGTTTAATTGAAAATATTTTATTATATTATATATATGACAGAAAAAAAATATGATCCTTACAAGGAAAATAACACTAATCAATTAGCCGATCAATCATCAATTACAGAAGTATATGAATCAGATTATGATATTAATACTCCAGAGTATTTATTTAAACAAATAGATTATGGATTTAATATAGATGATGAAATAATTTATTTACATGGCCCTATAAAAGGTAATGAAACTTTATATGGTATAATGACCGCAATTAGAGTATTTACTAAATACAGAACAGAAGAAGAAAAAAATAATCCAATTACTATTTCTTTAAATTCTCCAGGAGGTGACATTTATGAAATGAATGGAATTATAGATTATATAAATTCTTTATCATTTAAAGTAAATGTAGTTTGTAGAGGTCAAGCAATTTCTGCAGGCGCCTGGATTTTAGCAATGGGAACTGGATTAAGGGCTATGAGTAAATATTCTACTTTAATGTTACATGAAGGTTCTTATTCAATGGAAGATAAGTTTCATAATATGAAAACTTCTTTAGAACATTTTAAGCATTTAGAAATGATAGGTTATAAAATGTTAGAAGAAAAAACAGGAATCGAATCTAAGTTTTGGGAAGATAAATGTAAGCAAGATTGGTATCTTACCGCAGAAGAAGCTTTAACTTTAAAATTAATAGACAAAATAATATAAATGGAATTTACAGAAAATGATTTATTGAATAATTGGAATGAATTTATTTCGATTATCGAGACAAATATAGAAGAGCCTAGAAAATCAGCATTAATAACAATGTACGGGGATTTTCAAAGCGATTTAATGTTTGCACCAGCAGCTAGTAATGAAAATTATCATAACTGCTTTGTAGGAGGTTATATTGACCACGTTATTAGAGTAGTAAAATGCTCAGAAAAATTATATGATGCTTGGGGAGAAATGGGAGCAAGTTTAGAAGGCTTTACTAAAGAAGAATTAATTTTTTCAGCTATCAATCATGATTTAGGAAAAGCAGGAGCACCTAAAGAACCTTATTATATACCTAATCCTTCAGATTGGCATCGTAAAAATCAAGGTTCATTATATGAACTTAATGGTAAATTACATTATATGAAAGTGCCAGATAGAAGTTTATATACTTTACAAAAATATGGTATCGAAGTAACGGAGTCAGAATATTTAGCAATTAAATTACATGACGGTATGTATTCTGAAGCTAATAAAGGTTATTATATGGCATTCAAACCAGAATTTGGATTAAAAAGTAATCTTACATTTATTTTGCATCATGCAGATCATTTAGCTAGCAGAATAGAACATGACAATAAATTACCAAAAGATAAAACAATTCCAACAACAATAGTTAAATCTAATAAAGCAACTACAGCAGCAGTATTTACTTCAAGCGAAGCATCTGTAGATGATTTATTTAAAGACTTCTTTAAAAAATAACTTATATGACATATACAATATTAACCCTATTACTTTTAGCATCTTGGTACATGATATTCAGGTTGTTTATTAAAGTAGAGAAACAAGAAGAAGCTATATTAACTAAGACAGATGATATTTTATTTCTTCAATATCAATTTACAGCATTGCTACAAAAAATGCAAGAGATAGACAGAAAAAAAATGTTTGAGACTGATGATGAAGTTGGAGAAACATTTAGTATGTTAAAGATAGCAGTAGAAGATGCTAAGGAATTAGTACTTAAAATAGAAAAAGAAGATGGAAGTAGCAATAGATAAAAAACAATATTTTACTCAAGCAACGGAAGATGCTATATGTAATTATATTCAGTCTACAGACTTTGCAGAGAAGAGTAGGATATATAATGAAAGTATAAAAGCCCCATTTGAAAAGATAGTTGAAAATTGGATTTTTAAATTACAAGCTTGGAAATATACAGAATCATATCAAGAATTATCTAATGATACTATTACTTTTTTAGCTGAAAGATTAGGAAAGTATGTACATGCAAGTGGTAAAGCATTTTCTTATTTCTCGGTTATTGCTAGAAATTACTTAATCTTATTTATTAATAAGAGTCATAAAAAATTAAAGAGTAATGTAGATACAGAAAATATAGATATTGAACGTAATTTAATAAATGAAGAAGCATATAAGGATTTCGTAGAAGAAACCCATAACTTTGTTGAAGCGTTTATAACTTTCGTAGATGCAAATTTACCTATTTTATTTGAATCTCAAAAAGAAATGATGGTCGCAGATTCGGTATTAGAGTTATTTAGAACAAGGGATAACATAGAAAATTTTAATAAGAAGGCTTTATATATTTTAATTCGTGAAAGAACAGGATTAAAAACTCAAATAATAACTAAAACAGTCAATAATATTAAGATTATATATGCTATCTTATATAAGAATTATCAAATATATGATTCGATAAGATTAGATCCGTATAAAGTTCAAGAATTAATTAGAATACAAAAGACTAAGACTAAGAGATAATTATTTAAAAGATAATTATGGCAAATATAAATGATTCAATCTATGGTAGTACTTCATTAGCAGATGTATTTAAAGAAATCCATGGTAATCAAAAAGAAAAAAATAGACAAATAGACAATTTAATTCAACAATTATCACCGCTAGTAAAAAACATTAATGATGCGGCGGTAATTGTTCCTCTTATAAAAGAATATTTAGATGTAGGAGTTAAGAACGACGAGCAGTTAATTAAAATGACTTCCGTCGTTCAAAGACTGTTAGCGTCTGATGCTAAACAAAAAGCAGACCAACCCGCAGATTGGATTTTATCTCCAGATGAATTAAAACAAATTCAAAGCGATTTAAAAGGAATATCACAAATCAATAAAGATATAGAAGAATCTTTATCTAAAACCATTAAATAATGTTTGAATCAGCAGAAGTAATAGAGGTATTTTTAGTAGATACTATACAAAATTATTATACTATTCGATTTAAGTATTTAAGCCGTCCTGGAAGTAGTGATGCAAATGCTAGCACTGCAATACCTTTAGATACTCATATAAGGACTATTCCAGTTCCTGGAGAAATAGTATTAATAGTAACAGCAGCTTCTGCATTTGCAGGTAATTTCCGTAAAGAAGGTACTAACTATTATTTATCGACAGTTAACATTCAGTCAAGTATTAATTATAATGGTGTACCTACTTCAAGCGAAATTCCTCAATCAAATAAAACCAGTTATGGTAACGCATCATTAGGAGCATCATTCTCCCCAAACGCATCTACTCCAGCAAGAACAAAGAAAACATTTAAACCATTAAATGGTCAAAATGCTTTACAATTATTTGAAGGTGATGTAGTAGTTGAAGGAAGAAGCGGTAATTCAATTAGATTAAGTTCGACAGTAAATGGTACGTCAGGAATAACAAAACAACCAACATGGACATTAGGAAACCCTGGAGATCCTATACTAATCATATCAAATACTAAAAAAAGATTAGCACCTAACGGATTTAGAATTGAGGATATTAATAAAGATGATTCATCTATTTATTTAACCTCAACCCAAAGATTACCTTTAGTATTGGCAGGTCCATTAGGAACAACTAATATTAAAATAGGAACGTTTAGTACAAATTTATCTGGAAAACAAATTGTAATGAGTTCGGATAGAATAGTATTAAATGCTAAAGAAAAAGAAATAGCTTTATCATCTAAAAATGGAATATCAATATCTAGTAAAGGTGGTATAGTTTTGCAATCATCTAAAGATATTACTTTAGAAGCAACGACGATTAATTTAGGATTTCCGGCAGTATATTCAGCAGTTAATGGAGAACAATTAGAATCTATTTTAACGGCATTAGCATCTGGGCTAAATTCAGCCGTTCCGGGATTAGGTGGGCCGGCTCAAGGTCTTATAAGTAGCGGGTTATTTAAATCTACAAAAGTAAAACTTTAAAAAGTACCGGAGATTTTATTATACTAGATAATTATAATAAAGAATCAATATGGATACAAGTAAATTCTTTAAGCAATTAAGACAAATTATTAAAGAAGAAGTTCAAGCAGCCGTTCACTCTGAAATGAACTATCTTTATGAAAGCTTAGATAAAGTTTCGTCAAAAACAACTCAAGCACTAACGCGTCAAGCGCAGCCGACATTAAATACAGCAAAAAAACCAGTACCTAATACTAAAAAGGAATTGTTTTCTAGTAATCCGTTACTTAATGAAATTTTAAATGAGACTGCTAATGCAGGATTCTCTAATAAAGAATTTCATGGTATTTTAGAAGAAGAGTATAATCCGGTTCAAATGAATCATAATGATTTTGATGAATGGCCTTCAATGAGAAATATGTCAACGATGTCATCTAATCCAGCAGCAATATTACCAAAAACAGATATAGACGGTCGCCCAGTTCAAATAGAAAATTTAGATCCTTCGGTTGAAAAAGCTTTAACAAAGGATTATACGGCATTGATGAAAGCTATTAATGCTAAAAAAGGTAAATAAAGATGGCAAGAATTTTAAGTAAGATTCCTGTAATAGATACTGAAAAAGATGTCGCAGTAGGTATTAAATTACCACTTAATAACGCTAGTAAAGGGTTATTTGAACTATCTTACAGTACTGAAGATCAAGCAGTGTCTAACTTAAAAAACCTTTTGCTAACAAGTAAAGGAGAGCGAAGATATTTACCGACATTTGGAACGGGTATAATGAATTTATTATTTGATCCAAATACAACAGAGGTAGGCGAAAATTTAAAAGATGAAATAAGCTCTGCTATTTCTTTTTGGATGCCATATATTATAATAAATAACATAGATATAAAACAAAAAATAGATGCGTTAGGTGCTCAAGCAGAGCATGGATTATCAGTAACTATTAATTTTAGAGTTTCAAATCAAGGCGCTAATCAAACTATCGTGTTAGATATTAATCAATCAGGAACTATAGCTATATTATAATGTTAAATAACAATACAAAAAAAGATATAAAGTATATTAATAAGGACTTTAGCAATTTTAGACAATCTCTTATAGAGTTTGCTAAGAGCTATTTCCCTAATACATATAATGATTTCAATGAAACTTCACCAGGTATGATGTTTATTGAAATGGCGTCGTATGTTGGCGATGTTCTTTCATACTATACAGATAATCAATTAAAAGAAAGTTTATTATCTTACGCAACTGAAAGATCTAATTTATTACAATTAGCTCAAGAAAGGGGATATAAACCAAAAAATACAGTACCTGCGACAGTTGAATTAGAGGTATTTCAATTATTACCTGCAATTCAATCAGGCTCAACTTATTATCCAGATTGGAATTATTCTTTATCTGTAAATCAAGAAATGATTGTTAGCGCTACTAATACGAATGTTCAATTTAGAACAATTGATCCTGTAGTTTATACTTCTAGCTCAATAGCATTAGCAGGAGCAGATGCATTATCAGTTTATCAGGTAGATAATAATAACAATCCAGTATATTATTTATTAAAGAAAAAAGCTAGAGCAGTAGCAGGAACTATTCTTTTCTC